GCGTGGCCTCCGCGCCCTGGCCGCCGACCTCGGCCGCCTCCGCCGCCTCCGCCGCCGCGTCGCCTGATGCCGCCTCCGCCGCCACCACCGCCGCCGCCCGGCATGCCGCCGATGCCGCCAATGCCGCCAATGAGGCCGCCCAGGCCGCCAAGCATGCCGCCCAAGCCGCCACCGCCGCCGCCACCACCGCCGCCCAGGATGCCGCCCAGGAGACCACCCAGGCCACCGCCAGCACCGCCACCGCCGCCGCCTAGGACGCCGCCGAGAAGACCACCCAGGCCACCGCCAGCACCGCCAGCACCACCCATGAGCCCGCCCAGGATGCCGCCCAAGCCGCCGCCCGCGCCACCACCGCCGCCGCCCATCAGGCCGCCGATGATGTCACCGAGACCAGCACCGCCCGCACCGCCGCCCAGCTGGATCGCGTTAGGCCCAGCGCCCATGCCCAGCGCCGCGGCGATCTGCGCCCTTCCTCCAGCCGCGCGCCTCGCCGCCCCTCCAGCACGCTGTTCCTCTGGCTTGGTCAAGAAATCGTTGAGGCGTCGAAGCTCTTCGGTGTTCTCGCGCAAGAGCTTTCGCTGCTCGCGACCAGCGTCATCGGCTCCCATCGAAGAGAGCGGGATGACGGCTTCTGGGCCAGCCTCGCCTAGCAGGCCCATCATCGGTCGCCTGACGATGCCGCCGTGCTGGAACTTCGGAACTCCCTCGCCCTCGCCGAGCTTGGGGAGTCCGAGTCCATCGCGTTCTTTATTGAATTGTTCGCGTAAGATGTCCCGACTGCTTTTGCGGGGCTGAACTGTCGGAGCTTCCGGCTTGTCGCCGGGCTTTTCTTCGTCGTGCGACGGCCACGCCTCACCGAGAGGACCGTATGTGAAGCCGGGTGGCGCCGGGGCGTATGGCTTCGCTCCCGTCATTTCATCGAGCTTTTGCTTAAGGGCGTACACTGCCACTGTCAGCCCTATCACCGGTGCTAGCTCGGTGAGGGCCGCGCCGCCGCCCAGAAGCGGTGCAGCCGCGCCGCCGGCAGCCGGTGCAGCGCCACCGAGTCCGGGGAAGAGAGCCTTCAGCCCTGCGGGGATTGCCCCTAGCGCTTTGGTCGCGAGATATATTGACGCGCCTAGCGCCACCCACGGAGCATCTGTAACGAACACCGTAAGTCCTTTGAGAAACAGGTCCATCTCAGGCAAGATTTCGATCAGAATCTTATCTTTCCATTTCTCCAGCGCGACCGCGAGGTCACCCTCGGTCTTTTTGATGTCTTTGGCCGCATCCTCTCTGGCCTTTGCGTCCGCGATTTCCTTCTGCGTCACCGCGTGAAGTTTGGCCGCGTCGATTTCGCGCCAATCCGCGGGGAGCCCTATACCGCGCGCGATCTCTTCGGTGAAGGTAGCCGCCTGCGTCTTTGCGGCCTGCGCCGGCAATCCAGGGCGACCGCCGAAGCCTTGCATCAAATTTTGGCGCTGCCGTTCCTCGCTGGCACGCAGCATGTTGATCACGCCTTTAATCTGCTCTTCCGGTCCAAGTTGCGATAGTCGGCCGAGGTTCGCCAACACTTCGCCTGGATTCTGGAACATGCGACCGATGTTTGCGCGCTCTGGCGTTCCCATCCTCTGCGCCCGCGCGATCCAAGTGATCAGGTTGCTTGTTGTTTGCTGCGCCGTCTGCATATTGCCAGTCATCTTAAATATCTGCTGGTTCAATGCTTCAAATTCGCCGGTCATGAGCCCAATCGACTCGGCATGGACCTTGAGGCCGCCCATGCGATCAGCGAATTCCTTTAGCGACTCATTAACCTCCCACATGACCAGCGGCACGGCTGCCAGTGCGGTGGTGAATCCGCCGATGCCACGTGTCGCCTCCGCAGCTATTCTGGCAAATTCGCCAAGCGGCAGTCCGACTAACTGCGAGCCGAACTTGGTGATGCCCTTGAGCGCCTCGCCGATGCTTCCGCCGGCTTGCTCGCTGACCCGTTTCGAATGCTTCCCGAAATCCTCAAGATCGCGCTTAGCTTTATCCAGCACGGCCGAAGCATTATCGACCGCGCTGACAATAAGCTGGAGTTCTTGGGTTTCAGCCATCAGTCGTCATCCGAATTGTTTTGTCGCTCCTGCTCCGCAAGACGGCAAGTGTAATACCAGTGTGCGCTGAGTTCGCTGAACAGCGGCATAGCGAGGAAGACCCGAGGATCGCAGCGATAGAAGCGGGCAAGCCGGTAGCAGTTGAGAACGATTTGCTCGTCCTCGCCGACAATCACCAAGCTTCCGGATCGGGGAGAAAAAAACGGCGAAGCCTATAGGCGCAGGAATTCCAATCTTGCGGGTGCATGGCTTCGAGAAGCGGGTAGAGGACGCCCGAAAGCTGCGCCATCATCGCCGTCATCTTGCGCTCGTCGAACATGATCTCGCCAGCGGTATTGATCCACACCGGATTCCCGAAGCGGATGATATCGGCGCCCGTTGGCTCTCGAAAGGTCAACTCGTCGAGTTGCTCCCGCTTGTTGCCGAAGATCGGTTTATGCCGCAGCCTCACGACGATCGGCCACTCCGTTTTGGGCTCCAACGGTTCCGGAGGCGGTGGCGGTGGTTGCTGTCGCGCCTGCTTTTCTGGGTGGCGCGACGCCTCGTCGTCGACGGGTGGGATGAAACCTTCACGTACTGCTGGCATGGTTCATCTCACGCTGTCGGAGTGGCGGTGCCCCACGGCGCTTGAACGGTCGCCGGGGTTCCCTGCCAAGTATTGACGTTGATGCCTTCCCAGCGCACGCGAACTTGGCCGTCGCGCGTCGTCTGCTCCAGCCCAGCCTTGCAAATGGCGTCCGTCATTTGGAAGTACCAGCCGTCTGCAAGCTGCGCCAAAACGGTCACGCCCACTTGGCCGTCGAGAGTAGTTATGTCGAAGTCAGGCGTAGTCGAGATGTCGGCTTCCATAAAAGGCACACGCGGCAATTCTTGGAAGCCGTGAACCCCGTCTTGGCCTGCGAGCATCGTTCGCTCGACCATGGAGTGGCTCACGGTGAAGTTGCCGCGCAGTCTCATTTGGATGGTGCCCGCCGTAAGATAGGCGACGCCAGCGATCTTCTGTGGCATGGGTTACTCCTGATTTTCGAGTTGAATGATTGCTTAGATCGGTACGCCGCCGGCCGGAATGATTCCGGTCACGCCGATCTGAGAGCCGCCGCCGACCGCGTCGATCTGCGCGTTGTATTGCAGGCGGAATTGCGCCAGCACCGCGAAGACGCGTAGTTGGTTGATAAGGTCTGGAGGGTATAAAACATTGACCCGGTTCGGGTCCATGTCGTCCCTTTCAACCAACAAGTTCTGAACAAATGCGGCCGTGTTTTCTACGAGACCGTTGAACTGATCCGACATATACTCCGAGATCAGTTCAGCTTTGATGATCGCAGGCGTCACGATCGCCTGCCCAGGACCGAAGCGCGTGCCGTCGTTGGCGAGCTTCATCCGCGGGAATTTGGTCGTGATGGCCTGCTTCTGAGAACGGATCAGCCGCGCGAGCGTCGCCAAGGTCGTCACTAGCTCGTAGGCCGTGTCTGGAGTGCCGTAGAGGTTCAGCTGATAGGTCGTGCTCTCGCGCGAGATCATCGGCTGATTGTCGCTGCCGGCCTTCTGCGTTGCAAGCCCGTTGCTGGCGAGCGTTTGCAGATCGACCGCGTCGAAGCGCTGATGCAGCGGCGCGAGCTTGATCTGGTTCAGGGCGAGTGTTTGCAGCGGCCGTGCCGGATCGTTGATCAGCGCGCGCTGCGCCTTGCCAGTGTAGGCTGCGGTCCACTCGTAGATCGGGGACGGGCTCCCTATCTCGACGGCCATTACCGAGGTAACGCCGTCGTTGCGCGTGTTCCCCCAGGTCACGAGATTCGGCATGGTGTCGCGTTTGGCCGAGAACAGGTGCCCATAGAGTTGGCGACGATAACCCCAGCGACCAACGTCCTCGAAGCCGTATTCGTCCTCCCACGCCAAGAGGGTCGTGGAATCGGTATATGGCAGCGCGACGTACTCGAAAATTTTCTCGCCCAGATTCGCGATTGCGTTCGTGAACACAGGAACTCCGACGCCGCCAGTGAGCATGCCGGTTGGCGGCAGCGTCAACACGAGCCCAGGCGGCGTGATTTCTCCACCGATGGCGCCGAAGTAGTTGAGCATGATGGTGATGTCGTTGCCGGTGGTGCCTTTCCATCGGCACGTCAGCGTCACAGTAGTCGTCGTCGCGGTCGCGCTCACGGGTAGATCGTCCATCGCGTTGATGGCGTCTTCTATCGCGAGCGCAATGGCTGCGGGGGTATCCGATGGCGTAATGTCCACCGGCACCTTCTCGCCTCCGATGTATAGCGCGATCTCGCCTGCATCTGTCGGTGCCGTCGTGATCGTGATGGAACCTGTTGCAGCCGTTCCCGCGCTCGGCTGGGCGACGCCGAGGCCATAGACGATGTTACCAAAGTTGTTCTGGAAGTACGCCTTGAACATGCGCGATATCTCGCTGCCCTCGCCATAAGCGCCGTCGGCCTGGGCTTGCGATCCGATCGGAGTCGCAACGTCTTGCGCGCCGGTTGGACCGCTGACGGTGCCACCGGAGACGAAGGCTCCAGGGGTGGTCGGCATGGCAACGACAATCGTCGATCCGGTCGTGCCGGTAAGGGTGGTGAAAGTCCCGTTGAAGCCGGCTGGACTCATTCCGCTTACTGTTATGGGCGCACCGACTGGGAAGCCGTGCGGCGTTGAAGTCGTGTAAGTGGCTTGACCTGTCGCCCACGTAGCCGTTGTGATGGTCGAGGAAACCGCGGTGCCGAGCATCGTGCCGACGATGAGCGCGGGGAGACCCAACACCGGCAACCCTGCCATGGATGGATCGACCTCGACGTAGTAGAGCGGAATCTTGATGTCGGCAGGAATTTGCGAAAAACTGATGGGCATTTGGGGCTCCTATCTGTTTGAAGATTGTTGGTTGCTTACGCGCCGGGCGAGCCACCGGGAGGGCCGCCCTTTGCTTGCTGCGGCTCCTGTTGCTTTTCTTCGACGGTGACGGAGCCGTCCGCGATCCGGCGCTGTGTGTACTTGTCGAGCGGCCAATCGACGGAGCCCTTCGACCGGAACGCCATGCCGCGCGGGTGCTTGAGGACGCGACGGATGTCCTCATTGGCAGGCAGGACCCGCACGCGCGGAACCTCTTTCCCTTTTCGGATGGCTTCAAGCCGCGCTTGCTTCGCCGCGTTGCGCGTCGCGCGCGGATCGGGACTCGGTGATGCCGGGACGACCATAGCTTGTCTCCTTTACTTGGTTTTGGCTGGGGTGAATTCGTACTCGTTGATGATCCGCTGCACCTCCGATGCTGGCGGCACGGTACCATCGGGAGCCAGCGGCACCGTCTCCACGTGAAGGTCCCGAAGATCGGGGAAGCCGGTCGGATACCAATTGGTGCGAAAGCGGAGCGTGGCGATGTATTCCAACTCTCCGATGGGCATCTCGCCGCTGCCGATCGTGCCCCACATAGGCTTGCGCGAACCGCGCTCGACGCCCTCGAAACGGGTGTTGCCGGGCATTCCGCTCGCGATCATGTTGGTCAGATAGTCGTTGTTCCACAATCCGTTCATGATAGCCCAGAACGCCGCATCGAGCTTCAATGCTGATGCCACTAAATCGTTGTTTTCGACGATGACTTGAAAGCCGATTTTCAGCGAATGCGTGAAGCGAATGTCGCCAGCATTTATGTCGCCATCCGGCCCCATTTCTTCGCCGATGAAATAGACCCCGAGATACGGCATGAGCGGTTGTTGGATCGGCAGCTGCTTCGATCGCCGCGCTTTGAAGCCGGCGAAGAACGGAAGTTGCACAAGCACGTAGAACATGCTGTCAACGATGATTTGCGAATAGCTCTGAACATCCGTGATCGCCTGCACGCGGAACGAAAGCGTGCCCGCAATGGCGCCGACGCCGCTGCTCGCAGCCGCGATCCAAGTCGGATCGATCTCCCCAGGCCCGGTCAACATCTGCCAAGCCGCCGCACCGGCCATGGCCGTTCCGCTGGCGTAGGGCGTGTTGTCGGTAATCGCGAAGCCGCTATCGACCGAAACGATGTTCGCCCCGATGCTCGCGGCCGTGATGACCAGCGCGGGCGACGTTGTCACGACCGGACCGGGCCTGATGCTCGCCGCTGGAGTGGAGATGTAAAACGACGAGGATTGGTCGAACGCATCGGTGGTCGCAACGCCAGCAAACGCGAGCACGATCAGCGGCGCTTGCTCGGCCGTGCTGGTGAACGTGTGCCCAGGCCCCACCACGGGCGCACCATCGCAATAGTAGATCGCAAGCCCGAGGGCGCCGCTGCCTTCGTTGACGATGAGCGTCCAAGCATTGTTCTTGCTGTCGGTGAGCGCTCCCACCACGGCATAGTTCGGCACCACGGCAACTAGAAGATTGGCCCCGGTGGTGTCGACCGGCGGCGTCGTGCCGGCGGCGCCCGCATTGCCGGGCATCGAAAGATGCGCAACCAGGGTCGCGCCGGATGCGGCCTTGGCTTTGCTCAAGGCAATTCCGGCAGCCACTTGCGAAGGACCAACGTCGTTTCACCGCCGCCGTTGCTCGACGTGCTTACGATCTCGAACTCGAAGATATTCGAACCATCTGGAGCCGTGGCGACCGTTAATCGATCAAGCTGTTGCGGCAATACCGCAAACTCGACCTCGCGGATATCGAGGATGGTCTGCTGGTCAACCAGCATCGAACCATCGAGCAACGCCATCTGGATCATGCGCGTATTGTAGATGCCGCGGCCCGGGTAAGCCGCCGCGGTCGGTTGCGAGACGTAGGGATAGAATGTGACCGGCCGGGCAAACATATCGAACGCCGGCAGATACGGCATCAACGAAAAGTTGACGCCGCCGCCTCCGCCGAAATCGCCGGTGCTGCGCGATGACCTCACCATTTGATCGCCTTCAAGAGAGCGTTCATGCGCGCTTCGAGTTGCTCGACCAATATGGGCCGCAGGATCGGCCGCGTCGATCGCACCCCCTTAAACGGATGACCGGGATGGCTGAACGGCGACGACCTCTTGAGCAACATCACCATCGGCCGCCCGCGCCGCCAAACCTGGGTCGCAACGCTCTGGCCTCGCACCTCGGATTCCGGATGCTTGCGGTGCATGTCCTCGCTCTGCCACGTCGTAAATTCCTCCTGTATCTTCGGCGCCATCCCCGCAATCTGGTCGACCATACTGGTCATCTTGGCTTGCGCCCCAGTCGTGTCGAGCTTCATGGTGATCAAGTCAGCACTCCAATCTTGTGAAGTGCATCAACAACGCATTCGCCGTGCCCCATCCGAGACCTTGCCCCTTGGCGAGCATCGCCAGCGGATCGAAGAACATGACGCGAGCTTCTTTGTGGCTGATGGACCGGACGCCGCCCGCTTCGAGCCGCGCCACCATCGCGCGGTATTCGAGGATCATGAGTTCCATCGCTTGCTTCAGCGCTGGCGGCGCGCCGTCCGGAAGCAGGTAACCGCCCGTGTACGTGACGACGATCGGATCGGACATTGACGCATAAAGTTCGAGCTTCCCGGATTTTTCTTCGAACTCCCAGGTGCTCGGATCGATGACGCTGCCGCGCGGGCACTCTACTGTTTGAATGTCGCTTTCCAACGCGGGGAAGTGCGTGAGGAAAACGCGGTTGCTGGAGATGCCGCGCCACGTCTCGGCAACGGTCTCCTGGGCGAAGACTCTGTTGCATGTCACCGAGATCACGTCTGAGAATCTGGTGATCTGTACTGCCAATTCCGCATCGGAAGAAGTGTCGGTCGAAGGAATGTTGAGCACCTCCTTCATCTCGGCGAGCGACATTAGATCGTAAGTCGTCGCTGGCGTGAGCACCTTGACGATCAGATCGGCCATCGATTCACCCAGTCTCGTCTTGAAACTTTTCGAAGAGCCCGCGCAGTTCAAGCGCCGGGCCTTGGCTACCGTCCGACATGATCGGCGTTGCGAGATAGGCGTCGCGGTCGATCTTCCACCCGCTGAGCTTCGCGGCGCGCTCGCCCTGCGGTCCGCGGTCGCCCTGCGCTCCGCGCTCGCCGCGCACGCCCGCGATGCCGCGCTGGCCCTGCCGCGTGAGCAATTGCCAGCCCTCGCCCGGGCACGGTCCCGGATCGTTGCGGCGCGCGATAAAGCTGCCCCCGTTGAGCGCGACAATGTCTAACGCGAAATAAGCCGTGTCGGCCTCGAAGGTGCCGCGCGGAATCGGCGTCGCCGCATCGCGCCCGCCGACGGCGAGGCATGCCCATTCATCTGAGTTGCCGGGCGGACGCCCGGTGTCGCGCAAAGCCTGATAGGTGCCGCCGAGATGAGTCACCACATCGCCAACGTAATGCACCCCGTCTTTCCACGCCTGGGCGATCTTGAGCTTGCCAACCGGCCCCTCGGCGCCCCGCTCGCCCGGCAGACCGCGCTCGCCCGCCGGACCAGCCTTGCCGATCTCGCCGCGCTCGCCACGCTCGCCACGCTCTCCCCGCGCTCCTGGGATGCCGCCTTCGCCGCGCGGGCCGATCGGACCGATGTCGCCACGTTCGCCCGATGCACCGGGTGCCCCAGGCAGCCCCCGCTCGCCACGTTCGCCCGCCGATCCGACGGCACCGGCCTCGCCGCGCGGACCGGCCTCTCCCGTGGCTCCGGAGGCTCCCGGCGCGCCCGTTTCGCCGGGCGGCCCAGAGGCGCCCGTCGGCCCAATCTCGCCCGCTGGCCCGCGCTCACCCGCCGGGCCGGCCTCTCCTGCCGCGCCGCGCTCGCCGACGGCGCCCGGGTCGCCAGGACCGCCCGGCGGACCGACAGGTCCGCGCTCGCCGACTGGCCCCGCCGGACCGACGGCACCGGGCTCGCCCTGCATCCCGCGCTCGCCAACCGGACCCTGCTTGCCGATAGGACCCTCATCGCCGCGCACGCCCGGAAGTCCACGCAAACCTTGCTGACCTTGCAGCCCCGTCTCGCCGCGCTCGCCGATCGGACCGGCTTCGCCGCGCGCGCCCGCCGGGCCGTCCGGACCGCGCGGACCGTCGGCGCCGTTGCGCACCAACGCCAACCGCGATTCCGTCTTGGTCGTCACCATCTCGCGCAGCGTCAGCATCTCGGCGCGCATCTCCGCGATCGCCGCGCGCGCCTGGGCCGTGATCAGTTCGCGATCGCGGGCAGCCTGCTCGCGCTCAGTCTCAAGCAGTTCGCCGAGCGCCTCGCGCCAAGCATCAACTAACGCGTCGGCGGCGGTACCGGGAGGCGGCTGCCATGATGTGCTTGAGTTCTCTTCTAACATCTTCGCTGGCCTGTTTGGTTGGTACGGGTTCCGCTGGTGGCTTTTCGCCGGGCGGTGGCTTTTCCCCGGGCTTAGGCGCTGGCGGCGCGCCCGGCGGCGCGCCCGGTCCAGGCGACGCTGGCGCTGGAATCCCGGCCGCAGCGGATAAGGGCACGACCTGTTGTTGGACGCGCGGCTCGTCACCAAATTTAACTTTGTCGAGACCTTCGAGCGCGCGGGCTTCGTTTGGTGCGTAGATTCCGCCCTGCACGCCGCGCGCCAGCGCCTCGATTCTTTCCTTCTGCGCCGACCGCAACAGCGCCGCGGTATCGAATTCGCAATATTCTTCGGGCTGGCCCTTGAGCGCGAACAACACGCCAAATGCTTCCTCGATGTGATTGAGCGCAAAGCCCAGGCCGGTCGCGATCCAGAACTGCATCAGGGCTTCGGTCGATCCGAATGTTGTTCCGCCGAGGCCGAGGATTTGCATCGGGATGCGGAAGGCAAGCGCGATATGCTCTTCGGATAGCTTCATCATCTCGGCCAGCTGGGCGTCCTTGCCGCCGACCGACCAGGGCTGAACCTTCAGGCCAGCTGTGAGGATCGGCGTTCCGCCAGCGTTCAATGATCGTGACATCTCATTCCACCGATCACGGAGGCTCTGAACCTGATCTTTATCGAGCACAAGGTCTGTTGTCAGCACCGCGCTCGGCCGCGCTTGGTTGTTGTAGAAGTTCAATTGTTGCTGGCTGATGGCTTCGCTGACGCCAATGTCGTTGAGCGCCGCCAGCAACGGCGACTGCCCCCAAAGCGGGAATGGATAGCGCCGGGTTCGATCGGCGTGCAACTTGATATGCAGCACGTCACGTTGCGGACCTATCAGCGGCTTCTCGTCGAGCCGCCGCGCGATGACTTGATTACCATACAGCCGGTAAAACACCTCACCGTCGACGGAAAGCTGCGGGCGCGACAAGTACGAATCCATCAAATGCAATTCGTTGATCTCGTAGCGGTCATTGCGCAGCGCGAGGGCGTAGGCGTTGCCCTCAAGATATAACAGCCGCGTCGCGTTCAGCAGAAAGTCGGAGATGGATTGATAGTTGTTTGGAACGCGCAGGACGCGCGCCAGCGCTGAATTCTTGACGCGTTCGCGGCCACCCTTGTCGTTCGTTCGCCAGTGGCCGCCGGGACACATCGCAACTGTCTGGCTGTAGGCCGAGACGCACGCTTCTACCAGGGCCGAGCTTGTCGACCAAGGCTGGACGTTATTGCCGGTCTGCCACCAGTTCGTCGGCGACCCGTCCGGCAGCCAGCCGCCAGAGTATGGCAGATAGTAGGGGCCGGGCCGAGGGGCGCCCTCGACCGCGCGCAGCACACTTTGCCACGCGCGTGCTACAAGATCGCGAGCGCCCATTTCACATTCAGCCTGTCTTCGCGGGAGTGGCTTGCCGCGTCTGGTATGCAGTGCCAGCGGCCGGTTTCTTGGCCTCCAGCGCCTTGTTCGCAAGCACGCCTGGATCGAGGTCCGATCCGTCCGGCTCATGCTCGGCAAAGTGCGCGCCGAGCACCGCCAAGTCATTTTCTTCTTGAGTTGGCGTTGGCTTGCCCTTCACCCGTTCGAGGAATTCCTGCTTGGACTTCTCGCTCACCTTGCGATCTTCAGCAAGCTGCTTCTTCGCAGCTTCGTTTTCGGGAGGTTGGTCAGCCATGGGGATTGCTCCTGTGTGTGGTTACGGGTATATTCGTCGATGAGGCGGCGGTCGGGTGCCAAAGAAGAGATGAAACCCAGAGATCGTTTGCGCTCGAAGCTCCGCCGCCTCACCACTCTCTCAACTCGCTTAGCTCCAAGTTGTTGCTTGAGTCCAAGCAATCGTTCCAGCGCGACGCTGAACCCAATTGAGCGGCATCACCATTCTTAGGGCGATGCTATCTGTTTGGAACAGCGAACGTTGCGGAGCAGCAACAACACCAGGCGACCCAGGACCAACCAAATCAAGCGGGTTCGTGTCTTCCATATGGAGCGTCGCCTGATCGCTCAATTCCAGACGTGGTGCTTCTCCGCCAACAACAACAAAATCGGCAGCATCGATCAAGATCATCGTATGCGGCGCGACCGTCACCGAGTCGATGATCGGAATGGTGTTGAGCGTCCCATTCCTGATCTCATCGCGGAACGGGAAGATACCAGTGTTGGGCGCGGACGCCAGCGATGCAGAAAGAATATCGCCGGGGTTCAGGAGCCACGTCGGCTCACGCAGATTGCCGAACGTGCTGGCCACGAGCGCCTGGGTCACCAGCTTTATATCGCCGATGAGCGCCGGAAGTCCGCCGCCCGCAGTCGGCGTGAGTCCAGCAACACCATTCAACAAACCGGGCGGCCGGATCACGGTCGCCGGATTGGCATCAAGCAAAACGGTGTCGATCGCGACGGCCGTATCGATCTGCACCGCCTCGCGCAACAGACCTTCGATCGCAGGGATGCTGTGATCATTCATCTCACGGGTCCAAACTGAGATGACCGCGACCTTCTTAGGCGTGAGCGTCTGTGACGCGAATGCGCCCTGCCGCACGGGGATCGCCATGCCCTCACCAACAAACGAACCGGCGATGGTAGGAGTTCGCTGGCGCGTCGGGATGATGATGCGCCCGGCGTTCCCAAAGTTGAGCGTCAGTCCTCTGGCAGCTAGCCGCCGCAGGATCGCCTTCGGGTAGAGTAGGTCCATAAAATCAGTGTAGATTTGTTGGACCAGTTCCGCCGCCCATCCGGTGACGGTGGTCATGGCCGGTGCGGACGCTGCGCGAAGCACGATTTCGCAGATTCCCTTGGTCGGCTCGTCGTCGCCGTAGATGCGCTGCCGGATTTCATCGGCTTGCCGTCCCGTCGTCTTGACGAAGTACGCCACGACTCCGGCGCGAATGATGTAGTCCAAAGAGCTTAGCTCTTCGGCTTTCTTGCGGGCCGGCGGCAGAACGATGTCCTTCTCGCGATCGCGCCGGGACGAGATCGCCAACGTCAGCGCGCGGCTGCGCGTGCCGCCATTGTCGCCGCTGCCGTTGTCGGCCGTGCGGCCGAGCGCCTTCTCGGAGTCTTTCAGCACCGCGTGCTGCTTCTCAAGTTGCAGGATCGTCGCGTTGAGATCACTGCTCGTCTGAACGTCGGCGTCACTCACGTTCGAGTCGTCGATCTTATCCAAGTGCGCTTGGAGGGCGTCGCGCTTTTCAAGCAACGCTGCCTCGATGTCCGTAATTCTTTGAGCGAGCGGCGTCATGGCCGTGCCCTTTCCTTTCGAAGATGTGTCGGCGTGCTTGCCAGTGAGCCCGCGCTGAATGACCGCGTCTTTTTTGCCGTGCTTGGCGAAGACGATGTCGAGTGTTTGCGGGGAAACCTTTAGCGATTTGGCGATGGCCAGTGCGTTCGCATTCGCCGGCACCGCCACCAGCGATGTTTCGATGAGTTCTTGCCGAATGAAGCGCATGCCTGCCCAGGCGCCATCGTCTGACTTGCGCATTTCGCTTTGCAAGTCTCGGAAGCCGACGCTCACGGCCCGGAGTACGCCCGCCTCGATCAGCTTTCTGATCTCGTCGATGCGAGGTGACGTGCCTTCGGGCGCCAGTTTCAGCTGGCCGCGCAGGCTGCGATCTTCGACCCGCAGGTTCTTCCACGTGCCGATCGGGAATCCCGGGTTGTGGTTGAACAGGGCGATGGGATTTTTCTGGAACGAAACTGTATCCCACCCGTCTTGTTGGATCACATCCCCCATCCGATCGATGCTCTCATCGGACAGGATAAAGTCCATGCCGTGCACTTCTTCCGCGTGCGTCTTGCGCCGGACTGCGGCCTTGGCCGCGCGATTCTCCCACGCCATTTGACAGGCTTCGAGCGCGTCGTCGTCGTCGACGCTGGCATCGTTGTCGGTGACCTGATCAACGCAGCGGTCGAGAAAATCGTCCTGGCCCTCATCGTCGTCCGGATCGGGAATGTCGTCCGGATCAACTTGCTTGCCGGTGTGGTGCGCGTCCCTCCACATCGTCATACAAGCGGCGACGGCTTGCTCTTGCGGGCGCTCGGTGCCGCCGCCCTGGCCCATTAGATCGGGCACACAGCGGGCCATCCAGTCCTCTTGCGTCTCTTCTTTTCCTGGCTTGATCGGCATGGCGTTGCCTTTCTCTTCGTTGCTGTCATCGCCGCTCTTGGGCGCTTCGCTCGCCGGCTTCTTACCGGCGCCGCCCGTCCACTTCTCAGCTTCGGCGATCAGCTTGGTTATCGAGATATCGACGCGGGCGACCTTGACGCTCTTGTCGTCGTGCAGATTGTTGTCCTTGGCGTCGACGCCCAGCTGTCCGGCCCAGGTGTGATGCCCGTCCAGAATGTAGTCGTCCCGCGAGACGACCAGCCTTTTGTAGAAGCCTTCTTTCTTGATGCGCTTCATTGCGGCGGCGACTTTTTCTCCGCTGATCTCGTTCTGGGTCGCGCGCAGGTTGGCCGCGTATTCCTTGTCCTTCTCGACCTTATAACCTTCGCCCTTCAGATACTTGATGAAGGCCTTTGTTTGCTTGGCCGGAATCACCGGCATTTCGACGCGGGGGATTCCCTTGCTCTCGGCGCAGAACAGGTTGGTGCCTTCGACCGAGACGTTGCACAGATTGAACACGGGCGGCGTCTTGCCCGACGCTTCCATCTTGGCAGCGGTCTTGCCCAAGAGCTTGATCAGCGTCGAGACTTGCTTTGGTTGGTGTAGCTCGACCTTGCGATTCTCGAACAGCGCCCGTTGCGCGTCGTAAACGCTTGGCGTGTGGATGACGCCGTCCTTGACGTAGGCGTCCTTCGAGTAGCCCTCGCCCGGGTGCCCGTCGGAGCCGTTGCCGCCGCCGTCGCCACCGCCGTCGGTCCACTTGCCGCTCTCGTCCCGGGGCTCGTCGGAGACATCGTGGCCACCGCCCGCGCGCAAGGTCGCAAGTCTGGCCAACGTTTGCTGGACTTGCTGCCGCAGCACGGTCCAGGCGGTCGCCTTTTCCTCGGGCGGCGCTGGCGGCGCGGGCGGCTTGCCCTTATGCGCCGCGCGATGCTTGGCGCGGATCGCCTCGCGGCGCGGGTCGCCCTCAAAGCGCTGCACCGGGCTCAGCCAGTGCGGCGACTTATCGTCGACCTCCATCTGCAAGATGTCGATCGGTATCCGTTTCGGTTCGGTCATGCGGCCAACGGGACTTCTTCGAATTCCGGCGCCTGTTTCGCCCAGGCGTCCCATCCTTTCCACGCGGTGCCAGCCACTACGACCTCTTGCTCGCTGTGGACGTTGATGCCGTAGGCAGGCACCGAGACGGCGGCCGTGCGGGGAACCTGGGCGCGCAGCACGACGCGGTTCTTGTCTGCGCCCCAGCCGTTGGCGATGCTAGGCGATACGCTGGTCGAGGCGGCGCCGTTGCGCACCACGTCGAGCGTCGGCAAATGCTGGTACTTGCCGACCGTGCGGAGCAGTTGCGCCTTCATGTGCGTCATCGCCGCGCTGAATGTTTCCGGCGTCAATTTGATGCCGCGATAGACATCGAGAGTCTTGATGCCCGCCTTGTCGAGCAGGTATTGCGTCGTCTCCCACTTGGCGCGGACGTATTCCTTGACGCCATCATAGCCGCCGACGTTGGCCCAATTGTTGGCGCGAGCGATCAGTTCGGCGCGGTCGATGTCGGTCGATGTCTTGGCGTTGAGCCGTCCGCCCAACTCATCAGCGATGGCAACTTGCAACATCTTGCCGCCGTTCGAGGTTGATGAACCCTTCCAATCGCTCCACAAACGATTGTCCATGTCCTTAACCGCTCGCGTCAATTCCGGCGTCACTTCACCCTTGAGCACGTTCTTGGCGATCAGCTGGGCGGCGCGCTCGATTGATAGTTGGCGCGCGAGCGCCTGCGTTCGCCTGTAATCCTCGCCGCTGGTCGCATTGAGCGGATCGAAGGTCTTGGGAAGCGCGACGACTCTCCCCTGCTCGACCGGCGTCTCTTCATTGATCAGTTCGGTGTTGCTCTTGGTCCACTCGAACTTGCTCTTGTCGGACATGCCGTCGTTCCAGTCGCTTTCCATCATTTCGGTCGCGCTGTCCTCGAAATAGTCGGGCGCATCTAGGCTATCGCTCTTATGGTCGGACTCCTTGTCGAACGCCTTCTCGATCGCCTTGCTCAACCCGTCGCGCATATCCTCGGTCAGCTGCTCTTCCGGCTTGAGCGGCTCAATGCCCGGCAGCGTTCCTTGTTCCGGCGGCGGCAGATTGCTCGGCTCCTGCAACTTTTCGTCGTCGAAGTTCACTTCGAACTTGCCTCCGCCGTCGTACCCATCCTGATAGGTCATCGAGATCGCCGCCATCAGCTGATCTTTGGTGTATGGAATGCGGCCGTCGAACTCGGCGATGAAACCATCGATGGCATCCGCGGCCCAATCTGTTTCCTTGTTCTCGTTGAAATCGTGGACGACGATTGACTTTGCCTCATCGAGCGCTTGGCCGCTCTCATACCAATTCTGCTTCTCGTTATCGATGTAGTTTGACAGGCTTTGCTCTTTGTAGGCTTCGAAGGCGGCCTCTTGGTCAGCTTCGCTGACTTGGTCCCATTCCTCTGGGACGAAATCGCCGTCCTCATCATCATCAACCGAGCCGCCGCCGATCGTATGGCCGACCGCGTCCGATGCCATCTTGTCCAGCGTCGGCTTCGCGGTCTGGTATTCGCGTTCCAGCCGTTGCGCGGTGGCCTTGTTCCATTCGTCGCCGCCGACCGAGATCACATGCGGGTCGAGCGCGGGCTCGGCCGCGGGCTTCTCGGCGCCGCCGCCACCACCGTCGCCGCCGCCCTCGGTCCATTTGCCCGACTCGTCGCGCGGCTCGTCGGAAACGTCGTGGCCGGCGCCGCGCAAGGCAAGTCGGGCCAGCGTTTGCTGGACTTGCGACCGCACAACCGCCCAGGACTCCGCCGTTGCTGGCATCGGCCTACATGCAGATGAGCGTGAGGGTGCGATCGGCTTCCTGCTCTATCGGCGATTCGGCCGAGCCCGATCTGACGGCTACGTAGGTGGCTGCTTGCGTGACCGCCGAGTCGACCATGATCGCGCAGCCGGGCTTTATGGCACCGTTTATGTTGTCGTCAGAAATCATGAAGCTGACATTGGCAGGCGTCCAATCAATGGGCGCCAGAATCAACAAGACCGATCTGGCCGAGAGATCGCCGGAACTCGATAGAGATTCCCCGGCCGGGATCGTGAGGTGGAGCGTTAGCTTAGGCATCGGATGCCTCCAGCTGTGCGAGCGCGCTGTCCCAGTCGCCCGCGATGGTCTGGCGGCGGACGGTCACGTTGTCGTACCAGGGCGCGAGCCAGCGCCAGCTGGCATAGTGGCTCAGCAGCGCGTCGACGCGCGGATGGCCGATCGCGCCGGCAAGATGCAGCGCGGCCGTGTCCACCGTCACGATGCGATCCATGGCCAGCATCAGGGCGGCGCAGTCGGCGAAAGTCTTGAGTTCGTGGAATTGGACGTGGTGTTCTAGCGCTTCGAGGCCGCCCTGCTTTTGCACGCTATGCAAATTTGCATTACCGAGCGCGCCGACCAGCTGACCGAGCGGAATCGCGCGCTGATAATCTTCCGGGCGCTGCACCGACGCCGACCACGCGATGCCGACGTGCCGTCCGGGGCCGAGTTGCTCGCGCGCGCGCGCGACCGCGGATGGCTCGATGTGAAGGTAAGGCCTGCCGCTGACGGTGTCCGGGCTGACGGATAGCATGCCGACGACATGCAGGAGCGGGCAGACGAAATCGCAATCGTCCAGGCCGTCGATCACGGGCGCGAACTGCGCCGCGAGCGCGGTCAGTTCTTCCGGCACCATCAGAACGACCTCGGCGCCGAGCGACCGGAGCAGCGGCACATAGCGCAGCACCATAATGGCGTCGCCAAATCCGTGCGTGTGCATCAGCAACAGCCGCTTGCCGGAAATGTCCTCGCCGTTCCACACCTTCAGGCCCGCATCGATGGCGTCGGCGATCCGCTCCCGCCTGAACGGTGGCCGCATCTCACATGCGCGGTATTCATCGAAGCCTTCGCGCCAGCGGCCGAGCGCCAGCAGGATCATCGCACGGTTGAAGCGGGCATAGAGCGTTGGCGCCTGCGCGATGACGGCGTCTATTTCGAGCAGCGCTTCGGTGTTCAGATTCTCGCGCGTGAGCGCCAGCGCGCGGTTGAAGCGCGCCACATAATCGTCGATGCGCAGCTGCTCGCGGATCGAGCGCGTGTGACGGCTGGCGTTCTTGCCGCGCATGATGGTCAGATCACCGTCATCCGGCATCGCGGCCTTGTGGCCATTGCGGCTGCGCACTTCGAGGATTTCACCCTTCGCCGTCAGCGCACGCCAGCCGTATTCCGTTTCCTCCTGCGCGATGATCGCCTCACCATCGGGCAGCGGCTCGACGAAAGTGGACTCCTTCATTTCCAACTCGGCGTCGTCCACGCGACCGCGCGCGGATCGCGGATCGCCCATGACAGGGGCCACCGCATTTTCAGCGCGACGGAATCGGTCTGGAACAGGCTGCGCGCGGGCGAGGCCGGTGCACCACCGTTCACGATCGGCAGAGGCGTATCGTTCATATGCAATTCGGCCGCCGTCGAAGCCTCGATCTCGGGCTGCGGGCTGATGGCGGCCACCAGCGCCAGCGGTGCCACGCACATGAGGTCGTTGCCCATGGCGTTGCTTGCGAGCACCGCGACGTTGCCCGCCTGGAGCACGAACCGCATGACCATGGCGGCGATGCGCCCAGGCGAGCCGATGAGCACGAAGGGGCCGTTGCCGCCGACGACCGAGACGGCGTTGATGAGCGTGGCGCAGTCCTCGAAGAATGCCTGGAACGCGTCGGGCGACGCGCTCGGAGGCGTCGTCGCGACGCCGCTGCGCAAGCCAGCTGGCTGGGCAGCCGTCGCCGCCGCGGAACCGAAGAGCGCCACGTCGAGCGCCGCCGAGGCTGCCCGCATGAGCGTGTCGCCGACCAACACTTCGGCGTTGGACGATTCGATCATCTCGCGGCTCAGCACGCCGATGGCGCCAAGTTTGTACGGCTGCATGAGCGCCGCCGTCGCCGCCAGCTGGCGCACTGGAATCGGTGCGCCCTCGGCAACGAAGCCAGCGTTGGCGGCGCCCGCCACGAAGCCGGGCGCGCTGATCAGGCCGTTGCCGTCGAACATCAGGACGAGAGATTGCATGAGCAAACGCGCGCCCGCCGCCGATGGACCCATGCCCTCAAGCCCGTCATACACAACCTTGTGGGCAAGCTCGGCGGCCCATCCCGCGACGGTCGTCATGGCCGGTGCCGAAACCGAGCGGGTAAGCAGCTGCGCCAGCACCTTGTCTGATGGCCAGAGATTCCCAGCGACATCGAGCGCCGGGCGCCGCGTGGCGCTCGCGATGGCGCGCGCGGTGAGCAGGCGCAGGAACAGATTCCCGCCGGGCAACGGCGGCGGCTCGCGATCGCGGCGCGCTTCTGCGCGGGCGCGAAACGGCTCGACCAGAGCGTTCATGTGATTCGGCTCCCGTGTTAAAGTTTTCTCAGCTTGCATCCGCACCGCTGCCCAGGCCTTCGAGCGGGCGAGCTTTTCGAGCGCAGCCGTCTGCGCGGCCACGCCCGCGTCGTACGTCGCAATGCGCTCGCCATCGCCCGGCTTGTAGGCCGCCGCGTGTTCTGGGTCGTGGACCATAAAGACAACGTCCGGCCGGCCGTTGTTATACAAGCCGTATCTTTCATAATCCCAGTCCGGCGGCGCGTATTCATCATTGAATGGAAGGCGCGCGACCGCGCGAAATCCGTTCTCAGCGTAGAGCTTTGGTAGGACCGTATCGAACGCGTCGAGCTTATTGCCGCCAGCTTGGACCGCCATCGCCAGCGCCGAGTCCGCAAAGCGGCTGGCGCTGGAATCCGGATGTTTGAATACCGAAACGATGTCGCCATCGCTCTTGACCGAGACGCCGGCTTTGCCGTCCGGAGTCGTGAAGGTCCGCATACCCGCGTAATCAGCGGCCGGATAGGTCGCCACGGCGGCGCCGAAATTGCCGGCCGTCTTCGCGGCCACTATCGCGTCGTGGAAACGCTGGCCGCCGCCAGCGGTCTGTTTCAGTTCGTGAAATGTAACTGGTGTGGAACGGGGTAACGCCGTGCGGCCGGCATCGTTTAGATCGTAGACGCCAGCTACATCCCGGCTTCCCTCAAGTCCCGTAGGGCTACGTCGATCGTAAGCTTGGGATGCTGTTCCAGAACTCCCTGGAGTAGCGCCCGATCCCACTCCGGAAGGTTTTTCGCCTCCGGATGGTTCGCGATCGCCGCCGCTATCTCCGCCGTCCGTCCATCTGCCTGCGTCATCTCGTGGCTCGTCTGGGTCAAATCCCCGGGCGTATATAGGCGCTCCGCTGCGGCCTGTCACGTTCTCAAAGTCCAGCCAACGTTGCGCCGAGGTTCATCGGGTTGACTCCATTCGTGGTGCGGCTAAGGTTTGAACCGTCGGGGCCAGTATTTCCGTGAAGCCCACCAGGAGGGTGCCCCGATCGCGAGCCCGGCCAGTAAACCGGTGATATCCAACGGCAGCCTGCTGGGCTCGCACTAACTCGGGGCCAGCGGTTCTTTGAAACCCATGATGAAGATGCCCCGATCGCGAGCCCGGCCAGTCCATCTGTGATACCCAGACCAAGGATGCCGGGCTCGCACCTTCTCACGCGATCAACGTATCCAGATCGATCGGCTTGGCGGTTCGATCCCGCGCGCGAAGTCCGAGCATCATGGCGAGCGCGACCGCGCCGTCGATCCTGAACCTCGCTTTGTCCTTGTCGATTTTCCGATTCCCGGCTGGGTCCATCGTGGCCACCGCATTTGCCAGATTCCAATTGAGAACGGGGCTGGAGGGGTGGATGATCGTGCGCTCGGTGATGGCAAGTTCGAGCGCATCGATAGCAGGCCCCATATCCTTGTATCCCTGACCCCACGGCAAAATTCGCAAGCCATCTCCGCCTTTCTCCCCTTCTTTGTATGCTTGGAGTCCGATCCTATCAAACTCTCTCAGCAACTCATCGACGCGCCAGCGATCATAAGCGAGGCCGCGAATTTTCTGCATCTGGCCAAGTTGCGCGATGAACGTCGCGATCACGGCCGGATCGATCGAGCGGCCTGGGGTGGTCATCAGATGACCGCTGGCGAGCCATTCCTGATAACGATGGCTCCCGCTTCCGAAGTCGCGCACCGAATGTTCCGCCAACAGTTCGCGCGGCTTCCAAAAGAAAGCGCGGATGCGGGTCGGATCGTTGACGGTGCCCATAACGAGCGCCGTGAGATCGACCACGCTTGAGAGATCGAGGCCCAGGTAAACCTCTTCGCCTTCCTCAATGCTGACCGAGCCAGCGCACGCCATCCATTCAGCACGAGAGATCAGCGACGCCGTCGGCGAGACTCGCTGATTGAGAAATAAGTTCCTGACCTTCGGCTCTTCGGCCGGCATGCGCTTGGCCTTGCGCACGGCGGTGACGAGGTCATCGCGGTCGCGCCACTTGCCGAGCGCAGGGTTGGCCTTCAACCACTGCGCCTCGTCTTCGAGATCGCATTCCTCGTCCGCGGCGTGCAGATGGCAGACGATCGCCGGATCGTTCTTCGAGAGGCCGTCATCGATGAGCTTGGACAGAATATGCTCTGGATCGTTCGACTGCGTGCTGATGACCACGAAGAGTGGTTCGCTGCGCGCACCAAATGAAGTGTCCAGCACGTCGTAGAGATCGCGGCTCTTGGCCTGCGCCAACTCATCGTAGATCGCTACGCTCGGCAGATAGCCGTGCTTCGTTCCGGCTTCGGCCGAGACTGCGCGAAAGATCGAGCCCGTCGGGTGCGCAATCATGGTCTTGGTCGAGCCAATGATTTCGATCTGGGGTCGCAGGATCGGCTCGCGCTCGACGATCTGCTTCGCGAACTTGAAGATGATGGACGCCTGATCGCGATCGTTCGCGGCGCTGTAGATTTCCCCGTTCTGGATCGCCTCGGGGCCGATCAGATGCGCGAGCACGATGGCCGCGATGATCGCTGACTTGCCGTTCTTGCGCGCTACTGACAGGATCGCGCGGCGCACGATGCGACGCTTGCCGCGATGAGGCTCGTAAATGTCGCGGATAAAGTCTTTTTCCCATTCGTCGAGAGTGAACAGGCGCCCTTCGCCGATGCCGCTCGGAATCGTCAGCGCTTCGATAAACTTGATGACCTCGCGGGCGCGCTTGCGCCCGTATGCGGAGCGCTTAACCGCCGCCGAGGAGTCCCGTGAACTTGTTGGCCTTCGTGCTGGCGATAGGCCCGGTGGCAATTCGCGCTCTGGCGCTTGGGGTAAGTCCGAATTCGGTGGCATATCGTACCATGTCGTTCGCGGCGTGAGCGGCCAGCTTGATCAGCGGATTGTTGACCGGCAGCCCGTTGCGCGCCTTGAGAAGCAGTCCGTTCAAGATCGGGTCGCGCCTCGCCATTTCCAGCAGCATTTCCTCGGCGGTGCGCCAGCGTGCATATGCGATGCAATACGCCGCCAGCGTCGCGGAGTCCACCACCGTCAGCAGGTTCATCCGGACAAGCTCGGCGGCGACCCGCTCCCATTCGAAACGGGCATAGCCTTGAACGAACGGCGGCGCCTCTGGAACGTCTTCGATCGGCGTCGGCTGGGGCTCGTTCTGCGGCAGCGCGTGCTTGCCCGGGTTGCCGCGCAGAATCTTCAGGTGCGTGGGGATCGGCTTACGTCCGACGAGCGACATGCTTCGTTCTCCTTACTATCGTTGGCGGCGCCGAGACGCCGCCGGTTGTGGGGATCGCGGCGAACGCCGCGTCGATCTCCGCCAGCGTGGTGGTCGTTCCCGCGGTGATGTCAGCCACGACCGTATCATAGGTCGTGATGCAGTTGTCGGTGTGGACGGCGACCGCATCCGACATCGCGATGATCGTTGTCGCGTTGACCGCGTAGTGGTTGCCGTCGGTCCCGACCCAGGTCGTCGTGTAGCTCGAATCCTTCTCGGCATTGACGCGCGCGTCGTTCAGGTTGAGCTTGCCATGGTCATCCGTCGCGACCGGAATTCCCGACGCCGTCATACCGCCGACGTTGGTGTTGTAGCGCACGGTCGCTGCATAGGCGGTGAGTTGAGTCTCAGTGTAGGCCCCGACCGCTGGCTGCGCGCATATCGTGCCGTCGAACAGCCACGGCGGTTGAAACTCTTGGACGTAGAACCAAATTTCGGCCTCGTTCGGGATGGGGAACGCGTCGCCGTTCATAGCCTTCCACGCGAGGAACGCCGTATCGGTCGTCGGATCAACGTAGATGTTGCGCGCGCTGGCATAGACTTGCGTCGTGCTGGCGCCGACATACCAATACCAATCGCGCCTGTTGAATGTCATCGCTTGCGGCATGGCGGCTTTCCCTGGTGGCCTGTTTTCGACGGTTTTAACCCTAATGGGCAACCCATACGGTTAAAAACGTCAATGATTTCAACCCATTAGAATGTCGAAAAAGAACTTGCGGAGGTGACGTTTTGGCACTATATATCTTGTGTCGGCCGCAGTAGCGAGGTTCCGACTGCGGGTCCGGAACCCTAAGCAGCCCCAGGTCGAACGGCAACATTCCGGCGGAACGTCAAAAGTAGCTTCTGTGCCCGGTGCCGCTCGCAAATGAGGACGATGGCGGGGTTTAAGTGGAAAGCGAGGATAGCGACGGTTCGAAACGGGGAAATGCCTAGCGCGGTGTCCGCCAGAGAACGAAGCGCCCCAAACAAATTTTCAGATTGTATCAAAGCGCCGCCCCATGTGGGCGGCGCCATTGATGCAATCACGCATCAACACCAACCACCGGAGAACACCAAATGACTCGTGAGATGGCGATACCCTATATCGCCTATTGCATTGACGACGCGTTATCGGAACGCGTCGTGACCGACATGCCGCCCAACGCCAGATTGGTCGGATGGCAATGCGGCTTCGAACCGATGTTCGTCGCCGTCTGGTCTTATCTTCCCGACACATCGCTGACCGATGACGAAGCAATCGAGATCGCGACCGACTTTCTGAGAGAAAAGAACTGGTTCAGCGAGAACTCGCGACCTGACGGGCGTGTCAGCGCAATCGTCGAAAGTATCCACCAACCCGACTACATCATCTAACCCCACCGGCCGCTGCAAACGGCCATCAACAAAACGGAGTCACTAAATGTCCAACATTCTTGAACAGTGCGTCACGATCGCGGAAGCGGTCAATCTTCTAAACATGCTGATCGACGGCGACGATCCGGTCATGCTTTGGGGACCGCCCGGCATCGGCAAGTCGGAAGCGACCCACCAAGTCGGCGCCGAGCGCGGCTGGAAGGTCATCGAATATCGAGCCAACATCCGAGAGCCCGTCGACGTGCGAGGCATCCCGGTGCCGGACCTAGTCAAGGGCACGACGCGCTGGCTCATCCCTGACGAGTTGCCGAACGCGGAGCGCGACGGCGAGCGAGGCATCTTGTTCCTCGACGAGATCAACACGGCGAGCCCGCAGATGATGGCCGTGCTTTTCGGCCTCGTCCTCGAACGGCGAGTCGGCGAGTACACGTTGCCCGAAGGCTGGGTCATCGTCGCCGCCGGCAACCGCGTCTCGGATCGAGCCGCCGCGCAGCGGATGCCGACCGCGTTGCGAAACCGGTTCGCGCACTTGTTCATCACGCCTGACGTTGACGCGTGGTGCACCTGGGCGAACCGCAACAACGTCGCGCCAGAGGTTGTCGCGTTCGTGCGGCTGCGACGTGAGCTAATCCACGTCATGCCGAAAGGCGACGAGAATTCGTTCCCCACTCCGCGGTCACTCACGAAGGCTGCGAAGTATGTGAACGCCCCGAAGGCGCAGCGCCTCCGGTTATTCGCGGCTCACATCGGCGACGCGCCTGCGGCCGAGCTTGATGGCTTCATCGAGCTATACCGCAATCTGGGCTCGCTCGACGACATCATTGCGAGCCCGGACACCGCAACGCTGCCGACCGACGCCTCTGGCCGGTACGCGGTCTGCACCGGCTTGGGCCGAATGGCGAACCGGAAGACGCTTCCGAATATCATCAAATACGCGAAGCGACTGCCGCGAGAGAGTCAGGTGCTGGTCGTCCACGATGCGACATCGCGAGACGAGAAGCTCAAGGAAACGACGGCCTACGGAAAGTGGGCCGTCGAAAATCAGGACATCATCTTACAGATGTCGTGATCGCTACCGGGCGGCGCACCGTGCGCCGCCCCATAGTGATCATGCGATCACCGGCCACTGCAAGGCCGTCAATCAAACAATGGAGTCACCAATGCTTACCAAGACAAACATCGCCACCCAGCTCGCCCGTAAGGCCGTGCTGGTGTCGGTCAACATCTCACAGTGGACGGCGCGTAAGCTCGACAAGCGGGTCACTGACGAAGTCAACCGCGAGCACGGCGCTGCGGCCAATGCTGGACGCTACAATAAGCTGCTCGTCGAGGCCGAGCGGTTGGCCAAGATCACCTCGCTGGTCTCGGCCGCGCGGGCGCTGCACTACGGGATGACGCGACCATGGGCCGATGAAGGTCCGCGAATTCTGCCCAACGCGCTGTTCGTCAAATTCTCGGACGAATTCCGAAAGATGAAGCGCGAGTTCGAGCAGGCCGCAGACGAATTCGCGGCCGGCTATCCGAGTTTCATTGAAGAGCGAAAGGCCGCGTTGAATGGGCTGTTCAACGAGTCGGACTATCCGGACGTGTCGGACATCCGGAGCAAGTTCAAGCTCGAAATGACGATCTTACCGTTTCCGGACGCCGACGATTTCCGGAGCAACCTTGATGAAGACACGGTCGCCGACATCAAGGCCGAGATCGCCGAAACGTCGTCACGTGTGATCGATGACGCAATGCGCCACACCGCCAAGCAGATCATTGATCTGGTTGGCCACATGGGCACCAAGTTGAAAGAGTACAAAACTAACGGCGACGGCAAGCGAAAGTTCTTTCTCAACTCGCTTGTGGATAACGTGCGCGACCTCGCCGAACTATTGCCAGCCTTCAATCTCACCGAAGACCCGAAGCTCACTCAGATCATCGCGCGTATCCAAAAGGAATTGTGCACCGAGGACGCGGGCGAGCTTCGTAAGAACGATGCCGCTAGAGAGTCGGTGCAGAAATCAGCCGACGAAATCGTAGCCGCGGTGTCGCAGTTTCTCGCGTGATCGAATTGCGGTCGCCAGTCATCGAGTGCCCAGCAAAGGGCCAAGGCCGCGTTGCGACCGCAAAGGGACCGGGCTTCGGCCCGGTCCCGCCTTCCCTTCTTGCCGCTGCAAACGGCATCAATCAAACAAGGAGTCACCCAATGTCCACAGACACAATCACCAAGCTCGCAACCGAGCGCGTGCTCAAGGCGCGAGCCGAGCTAATCATGGCTCGCCGGTTTTACGGCGTGCTGGTTTCCAACGTCGAGCCGGTGCCGTCGCGGTCGGTCGAGACGATGGCGACCGACTCGAAGCATCACTTCTACAATCCGGAATTCATCGCGACGCTGACTCAAACCCAGCTGCTCGCGGTGCAGGCTCACGAATCCGAGCACGACGCGCGGCACCACTCGACGCGGCGCCTGGGCCGCGATCCCAAAAAGTGGAACATCGCTTGTGACTACGCGATCAACGTCGACCTGAAGGATGAGGGCTTCGACCTTCCGGAATGGGTTTATCTCGATCCGAAATATCGAGGCATGTCGGCGGAAGATATCTACCGGACGATGGAACTCGACGAGCAACCGGAGCCGGAGCCGGAAGAGCCCGAAGAGGGCGACGACGAAGAGTCGCCCGGCTCGAACGAAGGCGACGACGAAACGGAGCCCGGCGAGGAAGCCGGCAACAAGGCCAATAAAGGTGACGACGAGTCAGAGTCTGGCTCGAACGAAGCCGACGAAGGCGACGAAGCCGCCGCCGACGACAAGGGCCGCAGCGGCGAAGGCGACGAGACCGAGGACGCTGGCGACGAGCCCGGCGAACCCGGCAAGGGCGGCGAACCCAGCGAAGTCGGCGAGCAGCCCGGCGACGGCGCTCCAACCGAGTCGTGTGACCCGGGCCGGTGCGGCGAGGTCCTCGATGCGGCCGACGACGCGGCCGATCTCTCGGATGTCGACACAACCTGGGACCGGATCACGCGGCAGGCGGCATCGATGGCGAAAGCGGTCGGGCAGTTGCCCGGCCACATTACCCGCGAGATCGACCGCGCCAACAACGTGCCTCAAGACTGGCGCGAGGTTCTGCGGTCGTGGTTCGATCAAGGCGCGTTGAAAACCGAGACGTGGAACCGGCCTAACCGTCGCTTCATCGGATCGGGCCTAATCCTTCCGGGTTCGCAAAGAGATGGCGTCAATAAAGCCGTGTTCGTGATCGACACCAGCGGCTCGATGGACGAAATCGCGCTGCGGCTGATCTCGAACGAAGCGCAGGCTGCGCTCGACGACGGCGCGATTGACGAAATCGTAGCCGTGTACGGCGACACCAGAGTGACTCGAGTCGACACGTACCGCACCGGCGACGAGATCACGTTCGATCCGCGCGGCGGCGGCGGGACCGATCTCCGGCCGCTGTTCAAGCACGTTGCCGACGAGCACGACGATGCTTCGCTGATCGTGTGCTTCACGGACCTCTATATCGGCGACGCCGGCCCGGAGCCGCATTGCCCCGTGCTGTTCGCCGTGACGGGCTATCCCGACGAGGTGCGGCGGCTGATCGCGAACGCGCCGTGGGGCTCGCCCGGGATAGACGTTGGCTCGCATTGAATCCTACCGGGTGGCCTACGGGCCGCTCGGACCACCATCAACCAACCAAACGGAGTCACAAATGAGCGCTTGTTATCGCTGCTATCGCGATGTGCATCGCCCCTGCCAGAACGACGCTGACACAATGAACTGCCCGAATCTCGATCGGGACAAGACGCATGCCAAGCTACGCAGACTGAAAATGTCCGGTACGCTGTTTGCCGACTTGCGGACGGCGATCGAGGCGAGCGGCGGCCTTGTCCAGGGAGCGTCAATGCGCACTCGTTGGGACGCCCTTTGGCGGTCCGGCTTTCCGACCCAGCGCCTCTATGCTGCTGGCCTGAACGATGATCACATCGACACTGCGCTGCGCCTCATTGCGACGCTCAGCAACGCGACAATCACCTACACAAGGGAGTCAAAATGAAGCGGCTATCGAAGGAACAACTCGCGGCACGCGACGAGCTTGTGAAGCGGCTGCGCGATGCGGCCGAGAAGATCGAAGATGAAATCGACAACGTCAACGCCATCATCGAGCAATACAATCACGTCTTGACCGACGTGGAAACGTTTCGCGATGAAGTCGTCGGCGAGATGGAAACGTACTACGACGAGCGCAGCGAGAAATGGCAGGAGACCGACGCCGGGTCGAGCTATCAGGATTGGAAGAGCCAATTCGAAGCGCTCGATATCGACCAGCTTGAGCAGCTTGAACTCGATGATCTCAGGCTGGCTGACGACCTCGAAGACTTTCCCGAGGAACCGGAAAAGTAAACGGAGGACAAACCATGACGCGCCGTGATCAAGCAGCATCGGAGGTCTGGGAGATCGTGGAGCGCATCCGCCCGATTCTCGCAGGCCACCAACCGGAGGTCGTCGGCGCCGCGCTCGCCGATCTGTTCGCCATGTTGCTCGCGGGCCATTACGACCCGCGAGGACCCGCGGAAACGGACAAGATGCGCGAGGAACTGATTGCTGAATGGCTCAAGACTGCGCGCAAACTGATCGAGCCCAACCAGCAGATGATCCTCGCGCGAGCGCGACACGAAGGTCACTGAACCTACAGGAGAGCCTGATGCCTAGACTGCAACGCTGCCCCTGCGGTTCCGGACAGTTCCCGGAAGCGCTCTACGACGGACACGGCATTTTCCTCTGCTATGTCTGCCCGAAGTGCAAACGCAAAAAGATCGCGGGCTATCGACCCGACATCTTCGAGCGTTACGTGAGCGAGGAACCTATCGAACCGGAATAAACCCCGCCGCCTGCAAAGCGGCATCAAACAAACAAAGGAGTCACAAATGAAAAATCTAATCACAGGCGCCGTGCTCATAGGCGTCGCCTTCTACGCGATGAGCCCGCAAGCATTTCACCGATTGGCCGACAGTGTCGTCGCGCAGATCACCACCACCACAACAACAACAACACATGCTGCTAACACACACAAATGGCGGATCGAAATTGGCCCAGCGCCCATCTGCGAACACCAAGATGAGTTGGGTTCCAGCGCCACTAAAGTCAGTGAGAGGTTTTTCAACGCCTTGGATCATTGCCATAACGCGGCTAAGGGCACCGAGGTCACCATCGTGAAATTCGACGAGCGGTGCCACTCCAATCTCATAAACTTGAGCCCAGCTGATGATTGGAACGGCAATGGATGGACGTTCATGTCAACAATCAAGCCCAAAGCGATGGCGACGGACGATTTCATTCAAGCACTGGTCGATGAAGGCATGCCATGCAGAAAATGACCGCAGCTGAACGCAAGGCGCTGCATCTGCTCGCAGACTGTAGCAGCGGCGCCACCGGGCCGGCCCTCGAAGCGCGCGGCGTGAGCGCGGCCACGCTCGATCGCCTCGTCGCGCGCGGGCTTGTGGTTTCCCGCCTTCGAACCTTCGCCAATCCGCCTGGGCTCGAAGTCATGCACTACTGGCGGACCTAATCCCGAACGCCGCCTGCAAAGCGGCATCAAACAAACGGAGTCACCAAATGAAAGTTATTGGAAAGGTCATATACTACGCTTTTGCGACCGTCCTGATCCTCGTGATGGCGGCTGGCACCCTGGAGGCGATCGCGGAGTGCTGGCAACTCGGAGATGTCTGCGCCGGCACTTCGATTGGAGTCTATGTCTACTGGCACAGCATCTTTCGTGTCGTCTACGTGCTCGCGTATTTCGCCGCCACTGGGCACGTGCCATGATTTGATCTGAAAACAACGCCCCGGCATCCGCAAGGACGCCGGGGCTTTTTTTGTTTGGAAGCTTACTTCGACGGTGCCTGCGACGGCGTCGGCGCTGGCACGTTCGGAATGCCCACGACTACCCATCCAGTCGTCGGCGTCCATGCCGCGTGCCAGTCGATGATCTCTGGCGGCTCGGCTGGCTTGATCGGATCGCCCCAAATATAGATCGGAGGCATCACCCACGGCGGTAGCGAACCGGGACCACCGGAAATCTGCGGCGGCAGGATCGGCTCGGACCAGATGCCGAGTGGAGGCTTCGGAGTTCCCGGCGGCAGCACGATCGGATGCTCGGGATGTGGCTGCGGCCCGGGGCCTCCGATATCGACGTAGTCCGGCGGCGTGCCGCCCCAGATGCCCGGGGGCGGCTTACCGCCCGGCGCGATCGGCGGCATCACCCACGGCGGTAGCGAGCCGGGACCGCCAGAGATGCCCGGAGGCTTACCGCCCGGCGCGATCGGGTGTGCGGGCCAGCCCGGCACACCGAAGCCCGGGTCAACCGGTGGGTTCGGGCCACCCGGCGCGATCGGATGCGAAGGCCAGCCCGGCACGCCGAAGCCCGGATCGACCGGACCGCCGCCGCTGACTGGCAAGATGTAGGCGAGGAAACCGCTCATGTTCGTGTGCTCCATTGTTGTGTTGTTGGTCGCGTTCACTTCAAAAAGTGAGCCCGGCATCCAAGGCCGGGCTCGACGGTCGCAACAGATTTACAGGGAGCGGCGACCGCCTCTGGATTTATGCCGCGCTCTTCTTACGACGCCGTGACACCCAGCCCATGAGACCCAGGCCGCCCGCGAACAGCGGAAGTGCTGCCGGGATCGGGACGGGAGGAACGGCGACTGCCAATATCTGATCGACAGGCACCACGTCCAACAGTTCGAGACTGGCAAGTGGGTCGAACAAGGACCCACCCGACGAGGCGTTCGCAGCCAACGCTATCGATGCAGTGATGTCGGCAAGCCCAGCACTGCTACTCGATGAGAACGTAAGCCCCGGACCGTATTCCAAACGCCAAATCGCCAGCTGCGTGGCGGCCGGATTGTTGTCCAATGCTCCACCGAAATGATCGATGAGGCTTGCGATCTCGGTTACCTGTAGTGCGGAGATCGACGGGTTGCCATTGCCGACACTGCCGGGGCCGGGGAACGGAACAATATTGTAGGTCCCGGTCGGGTTCAGACCGGTAAGAATATCCACGCACCAAGCGGCGATGCTGGTGATGGGCTGCCCCATAAACGTGCCTGTACCGGTCAGCGTGATCTCGCCGACCGATGCCTGAAACGGCGCGTTGAGCAATGTCGGATCAGTCAACGTGACTGTAACGCCTGGATCGACCGAAAACCCGGTGTAGGTGAAGTTGTCGGCCTTCGCAGGCAAAGCCGCTGCCAAAGACGCAACGGCAACGCCAGCTAGAAGCGTGCGTTTCATCATTTTGGATTCCTTGGATGGTGGTTAAGTTGCGCAACGTAACGTTTGGAAGGGTAAACCCGTCGGGAGGTAGAGTGCAAGCCTTGCCGCTATCATATTAACGGTCTAGGCTTCCGGCGTCGGGGCCAGTCGGGTCGTGAAACCCAAACGATGCCTGCCCCGATCGCGAGCCCGGCCATTTCTCGCTTGGAACCCAATGATGTATTGCTGGGCTCGCACCCTTTCGCAAACGCCAAGCCCCCAGCATCCGCGACGATGCCGGGGGCTTTTTTGTTCGATAGGCCGCGCCTGCAAAGCGCGATCCGGGAGGGGGGAGTCACTCGCCCCTCAGAATCGAACAGGGGTCCTACGCGCCGATATTGCGCCAGCGCCGCGCGATCGGCAAGCGGCTTTTCCCGCCCCGCCAAGTCCAGCCAACTCTTTCTGGACGAACTCCATTTGACGGCCCGGTGACAATTTGGCACGTTGCCGGAATGGAGGTCACCATGACTGAATTCACCGACGCGACTTTGGTCCGCGAGGCGCGCGAGCGCCTGGGCCTATCGCAGACCGCATTCGGCAAGCGCCTCGGCGTCTCGAAGCGCACCGTAATCCGATGGGAACAGGGCGAGAATCTCAAGCGCCGCGACCGAGTCGCGATCACGTCGCTGGTCCAGCACCCGCGAGCAGCAAAGAAAGTCACATGAGCGAACAAAAACTGCGCACATTGCTCGCGAGCGCTTCGCTCGGCTGCGAGCTTTCGTTCGACCAGACCGGCATGGTCGCCCCGACGTGGTACGCCATCGCGGCGAGCGGCGAGCTTATCGAGTTGACGCCGCCGCATCCCAACAAGAACTTGGCCATCGTGATGGTGCGCGCGTTCTTCGAGCTTCACGATGTCATACGCTATGTTTTCGTCGACGAAGCTTGGTCGCTCCGAGGCAAGTCATCAGACAGCGATCTTGCCGTGATCGAAAAGCACGGCGTCGCGGGGCATGCGGATCGGGTCGAGGTCGTCATGATCATGGGCGAAGATCGCGATGCCGGCATGCTGGCGGCGCATCGCCGCATTATTCGGCCGCCGCATCGTCGCCCGTATCTCGCGCCGCTCGAAATGCTCTCCGACCTTCCCAACGTTCCGCGCGGCGCCACCTTCCAAACCAGCGGCCGAATGATCGGCTTGCTGCCTCCGCGCGGTACGCGCCACTAACAGGAGTCACGAGAATGGCAATTCAAGCTCAAGACATTGCGACACTGCACACCTACGCTCAAGGTGTGATGCACCGCGCCAACCATCACGCTGGCAATGTGGAAGCGATCGCGCTGGCGTTGATCGGCGGTGTGATCTGGCGCCACAAGCCGGGAACGATTCAGATCAGAGGCTACAACGGCAGTCCGGCCAACATGCTGTGGTGGACGAGCGCCGCGACCGGCATCTCATACGCATTCGCCTACAACCACCATAGCGACGAGATCGAGCTACGCGACCGCACTGTGCGAGGCGCTGTGCTGCACAGCTTCACCAACGCAACGTCGCTTGCCGATGTCCAGCGCACCTTTGCAACACTCTAGACGACGCCGCTGCAAACGGCGATCCAAACGGAGTCACAATGGCCATCATCATGAAAGCTGTCTTTGCCGGCACCAAGAGAGAGTGCATCGACATGGAACGCAGGCTGCGACCGCGGCCACGCGTCGCCTGGAACGTCGAAACCGGCGGCAGGGCGTGGGAGCGGGACGACATGGACACTGCGCCCTGCACGCTCTACTGGATTCACGACAGCAGCCTGCACAAGGACATCAATACCGAAGGCTACGTCGGGATCACCACGCAGCCTTTGAGAGTGCGATCTTATGGGTATCGAAAGCGCTGGCCTGATTTAACGATCGTCGACGCGGCGGTCCCATGAGCGAGCAAATTACAGCACTCAAGAACGACATCACCAACGACATCACCAAGCTTGAGGCCAAGATCGATCGTGCTGTGCACACTCTAACAATCCGCGTGGCCGTCATGCTCGCGGCTGGCGGTATCGTGCTCGCAGCCATCAAATTCTGGAGGGCGAATTGTTGAAAACCCCACCGAAGACGCTCACCGATCACCTCTGGAACGAATTGCATCGCATCAGCGCGTCGGCGGTGATTGCCAAATCGTTCATCGAAACGTTGCCCGAGAGCGACGCGAAAATCCGGCTGGCCATGCTGAACACCCAGATCACGACGGCCACGCACAATGCGATGCAATGCGCCACCGACATCAAGGCGGCGGCGGCCTCGATATGAGCCCCGATCTCTGATCGATGAGCAATAAGGAGTCATCACATGAGCCGGATGAAGGACCTGCTTGGCGACCAACCCTATGAAGATTGGCATGAACCATACGGCGGTGATCCGCCGTCCGTCAGTCACAGTGAAACCTCGCAAGCGGCGGCGCGCCAGATCAAGAAACGGGTCGGGCCGCTGCATTTGGTCATCATCAAGTTTCTGACAGATAATCCGCACGGAGCCACGGACGAGGAAATGCAAATTCGCATTCCGATGCCAGCGAACACGGAGCGCCCGCGGCGGCGTGAGCTAGAGCTACTCGGTCGCGTGGCGGACAGTGGCAGGCGCAAGCTCACGAGCACGGGGCGCATGGCGGTGGTGTGGGCGCTGATCGCGATACAGAAGCCAGGAACATGAGCAACCATCATGATCCCGATCTTTTTGACGAGATCGCCGACGCCGTCGCGGAAGTGGCGCGGCTGGCGGCCTTGGCCGATGATCCGCATCGCAACATGCTCGGCGTCACCAAACCGCAGCTGGACCGCGCCAAGCGCAACCTCGCCGAACTGATACGCAACATGGCGTGGTGAACCCACCGCTGAAAGGATAGGAAAATGACTCCATCGATCCAGACTCCAGGGCCGCCGCCTGAGCGGCATGCTGATCGGCTGGTGGCCGAGATGCTTCGGCATCTCGCCGTCACTCGCGCTCAGCTGACCGAGCGGATATCAGATGCGATCATAAAATCTTCGGACGGCTCACCAAAAGCCCAAGGCAAGATGCTGGAGCGCATACAGAGGGCAGGCGCCAGCTACGCCAAACTCTCCCCGGGTAAGCGCGGCCGATATTCGCTCTGCTACTTTGATTGGACCGGCTGGGACGCGGCTCGTGGCGTTGAAATCAAGCTCAACGATCTGATCCCGCCGAAGCCGCAGATTGTTTGCTGGCTCAATTCGGTCCGCAGCAATGGCCAAGGTCGCTGCGAAGTCAGCTTCCGGGGCGCGCCTTTTCTCTTCATCACTCATCATGTCTTGAGCCGCACCGCCCAGCGCTTTGGTGCCCGCACGCTCGATGACTTATCCGCCGTCGTCGAAAATCTATCAAGCACAACCATTAAACTCTTCGTTGATAACGATCTCGGGTTCGTCGGTGACGACAGATGGGCGAAGGTGCCGCCGATGGGCTGGCGCATCCCGCTCGGCGGCGATGCCGTCGTCGTGTTAAAGAAGCACGAGAACCACCCGGCCTTCGTTGCCGCTACTGTTATTTGAAAGGATCACTCATGATCAGGATCGCACCGTGGTTCCCGACCTTGGCCGGGATGGCAATCGGAGCCGCCTTGTTCGCGGCTGGCGCCTGTGCAGCGCGGGGCGCCGAGCAGACCCGCCTATACGGACCGGACGGGCGCAGCGTCGGCACGGCCACGACCGACAGCGCTGGCAGCACGACCTTCCGCGACGCGCGCGGGCGCACCACCGGCACATCGTCGACGACCAGCGATGGCGCCACGACCTTCCGCGATCCGCGCGGCAACGTCACCGGCCGCGCCTTCACGCCAAGGAAATGACGAGAATGACCGAGCTTGATTTCAATTTCTTGGCGCGCCAGAACGAGCGCATTCTGACCGAGTTGGGCTCGCTGCGCGACGACATTACGGTCCTCACAGGAATCACGACCCGGCTTGAGGGCGCGGTTGACGGCCTTTCCGTCGAGGTCATGAGCTTCATGAAGCTATTGCAGTGAGCGAAGCCGACCAGCGCGCCAAGTGGGACTTGCTGCTACTCGACATCGAACATCGTATCGAGCAGCTGCGCCAACTCAAAAGCCATGAACCGCGGCGTTTGATGATCCAGGCCGTAACAGCTTCAGCCGCCCTGCTAGGCGTTGGTGCTGCCCTTGGCGCACTCGTGACAACGTTGTCGTGTCGATGAACGAAGCGCTCCAGCTGTGGACCATCTACGACCATCCATCCGACTTCCCCGATTGCTTCGTAGCGCGGCTCTCGCTGGTCTCGCGCGGCGGCATCATCACGACGCGGGAGACGCTCACGGCGCCGACGCTCGAAGCGCTGCGCAGCCAGCTGCCGCCGGGGCTCTATCGGCTCAACCGCGACCCATACGACGACCCTGTCATCGTCGAAGTTTGGCTCTAGCGCCGCCGGCCGGCTTCGTGTAAGGGTAAAACCGTCACAACTCTTGAAACGGAGTCACTTAACGATGGGAGCACTCGAACACATCATCTTTCAGGTTCTTGATACGCGGCTTACGGTTGGGCAATCCCGCCGTGCACTGCAAGAGCTTTTAGCCGTGGCGCAGAATACCGATGACACGCCCGAGCTTGCCGATCTTAATCTAAAACTGATGAGGCGTTGGCAGCACGTATTTCATCCAGAACGGGTCAACTCCGACGTTTGACCACTGATGCAGGATCGCAACTGCCCCGATGATCACCGCGAAGATGACGAAGATGAGAACCGGGATCGGGACTTGGTCCATCCGCATCTTTAACACCCCTTGGTAAAATGTTAATGACTACGGCCGTGGACAAGGATATAACCGTTTGCGCCGGGATGGTCCCGGGGCAGAAACCGAAAGAGGTGACAAGATGAAATACGCAATACTGGCCGGGGCCGTCGTGGCCCTCATGGCGGGAGCGCCCGCCTGGGCCGACACGCTCGACCCGCTGCACATCGAGTGCACGGGATGCTCGGACAACGGCACCAATACGCCGCTGCCGACTGGGACCTCCACGTTCAGCTTTTCCAGTTCGCCTCCGGGCGCCACCGGGACGCTTTATTTGGAAGTCCTCATCCCGAACAACGTCATCAACCCGGTGACGTTCACGGCTCCGAGCGTCAGCGGCTTCGCCAACGGCACGCCCAGCATCTTCAACAGTGTCACGGCGTGGACGGGCGGAACGGTCAATGCCTACCTGGGCGGCGTGTTCAACGTGAACGCCTCGCCCGACAATGGCATCGGCGCTTACCTGCCGGCGACGCAGGCAATCGACTCCGGCGCAACCGGGTTCTTCGATTTCCTGCTCAACGCTGGCACGGTCAGCGGCGCTGGCCTCGCTGGGCCGGGCGTCACTCCGTTGGTCGATACGTTCACGATCGGCGGCAACCTGCCGCTCGGAAGCTACGTGATTGCGATGCTGCTATCGACCGACAGCAAAGGCAATCCCATCGTAATCGACACCGCCAACAGCGGCGCCGGTTTCGTCGACGCCGCGTTAGTAGCGGCCACTCCGCTACCTGCCGCGCTGCCGATGTTCCTCGGCGGCCTCGCTGGGTTCTACGGATTGCTCCGCCGCAAGCGCAAGACTGGGGTGCCAATCTAATTCTCGCAAGGCGTGGTCCCTCCGGAGCGCGTTGGCGTCGGATTTCAGAAAGGTGCCCTGCCGTCCCTTGCGAGGAAGCTTCGTTCGGCACAAGGACACCAACCAGCGCAACGGGCCGGCCCTTCGGGGCCGGCCTTTTTCGTGTTACCGTCCGAGCCGTCGGGGCCGTGAGATTGATGGAACCCAGCATCGCGATGTCCCGACAACCCAGCGAGCCCGGCCAGTGTGTTGGTGATATCCACAAGGACATTGCCGGGCTCGCACCTTTCAGTGCGCCAGCCTGGGGAAGCTACCCCCAAAGCCGAGCAGGCACGCGAGCAGATCGAACACGATGTAGATCACCAAGATGGCGATCACCGCGTACATCACGATCATGGCGATCTGTCCGAGAATCGGTATGCCTATGAAAGCAGTAAGCCAGGGCACCAAGAGCCTCACGATCGCGATCACCGCGCCCAGGATCACCAACCACACGAGAAACTGCGCGAGCCAAGCGAGCGAAAAACACATCTTGAACCTCCCTTGCCTCCGGAGCGCGGAGCGCGTTAGGCTCGAACCGTCGGGGCTTCAGTCCCTCCCCGGTGTACGAAAGCCTCGATCAGAGCCCGGCCATCATGTCTGTGATACCCAGTCGAGCGCTGCCGGGCTCATCCCACTGGCGGAACGCGAGCCCCTCTGCCCCGGGGGGCTCGCAACCCGGCCGGAACCTCGGGCCACTTCGTGCCAACCATCCGCCCAACCCTGCCAGACCATCCATCGATCCGGCCGCAACCACCCCGCAATCGCCCGTAAACGCCCACCCATGCGTCCGCGCGCAGGGGGCGCTACCACCCCAGCGCCCCAGCTTATGGCCCATCAGCGGCCTTCCTACGGGCGTCCTCTGGGGTTCCCGTTTCGACCCTGATTTGGACCCGTCGCTATCTAGTTAGCGGCCAGTTTCCGACCTGGAAACACCAATGAAACCAAGGCGTTATAGCCGTAATCCGCGCAGAAAAGGCCGAAATAATCTTCTCTTTTTGGCAAAAAGGCCCGAAATAGCCCGAAAAAGCGCCAAAAACACCAATAAAACCAATGGTTTACAGCGTAGAATAACGTTCCACAGCCGCGCGATCTCAACCACTGCCCCAGGATCGAGCCCGCCAGAGGGCCGCCCGTGCGGTTTTCTGGTCCGGACCGCCAAACCACTGGGGGGCCTCACGAAAGCGCGCCACCGGCCTCCCCAAGCCCCGCAAACGGCCATTTTTCGCTTTGTGGATTTTGCCAAATGTCGGCCGCCATAATTGGGC